CAAATTGAAAGCAAAGAAGACTTGAAAAGACGCGGAATGAAATCACCAGACATAGCAGACGCATTAGCGCTAACCTTCGCAGTCGGTGATTTTATGCATTCTGAATTCCGCGCTAACCGAATCGATGAAAGAGCAGCAGGTATGTTTATTTAGGGGGCGAGTATGGCGAAGAAAGCTGAGAAAGCAGCACAACAAGCTAGACTTGCTGTAGAGAAATGGCGTGAGTATTTTAATTACAATATTGACCAATACAATCGCATGTATCAATTTATCATGGGGCGACAATGGGAAAAAGATGAAGAAGACATGCTCATCAAGACTTTTAACAAAGTCCCCCTCCAGTTTAATAAGCTTGCCACTCTCGTAAACACTCTCTTGGGTGAGCAACAACAGAATACTCCGCAGATTGAAGTAAACCCAAAAGACAATTGTGACGAAGAAACCGCACAGCTCAGAACCACAGTTACTAAAGACATTATGCTGGATACCGATGCTAAGACCATCTATCAGCGAGCAGGGCATCAGGCTTTTGTGGGTGGCTTTGGCGCTTTTATCGTTGATACAGACTACGAATATGAACGAGGGTTTGATCAGAAGATTGTTTATCGCGCCGTAAAAGACGCAACCCGGTGCTACTGGGACATAAGCTCAGAGCACGAAAACAAAATAGATGGAATGCGGTCAGGCTATATATCTCGGATGTCCCGAAAGAAATTTAGGCAAATATACGGTAAAGACATAGAGTCTAAAGTTGGTGATGTGCATGGTGTCGTTGCCTCTCAAGAGGAAATAGCATTAGCCGTGCAGCCCATACAAGGGGGCTCATCCGATCCATTTACGTGGTATGACCAAGACTCAATCACTATCATCGATGACTACTCTCGCAAATATGTCAACGACACACTCTATAAGCTATCCAACGGCAAAGAGCTGCTACAAAAAGAATTAGACGACCTCATCGCATCGTCAAAAGAACACATCGCACAGATGCGAGAGAAAGAATCACAACAAGAAATGATGATGGATGAGATGTCATCGTCGGAACAGTTTATGGGTATTCCCCCGCAACCCAACATGATGACCGAAGTGCCCATCAAAGAGGAATGGGAAGATGTGGAACGAATGACACTCTACGACAACGGGGAGCCCGTCCGCATAGAAATGTCACGTCCCTACAAGCGCTCTCAAATCATGCATCGAAAGTTTGCGGGCGATTATGAGCTCGAGAAATCTGAGTTTCCATCAGAGGACTTACCGGTAATATTCGTAGATCAAAATAGCTTTTACGATAAAGCAGGCAAGCAAGTATGCCGACCATTTGTCATTGATGCAGTAGATGCACAGCGTTATCTAAACTATTTGGGCACACAATGCGCCTATATCTTAAAGATTAGCCGGTATGATCAATTCATAGGCTCAAAAAAGAACGCACAATCCCTAGATACTCAGCAGCAATGGAAAGACCCGAACAATATAAAAGGGATGCTAACTTATGACGAATCACCTTCGGGAGCTAAGCCAGAACAGTTACGCCCTCCCGAGCTTTCAGCTTCGCTACAGGCTCAATATGAGCGAGCGGTTAATGATATGTATACGAGCACTGGATTATATCCATCCCGGATGGGACAAGAAGGAAATGAAGTATCTGGAAAAGCTATCGATGCAAGAACTAGACAGGGCTCTTACTCCACTTTTGTCGCTTTTAACTCAATCAATAGAGCAATCACTGCAGGAGGAACCATCGTTAACCAAATGATTCCCCGCGTCTATGACACTGAGCGCGTATTAAACTTAATGACTCCCGACAAGGGTCGTCAGAACATAACCGTAAACCAAACGGACGCATACGGAAACATCAAGAATGACCTCAAGAAAGGTACGTTTGAAGTCAAATTACAAGCTGGTCCTAGTTACGAAGGGCAAAAAGCAGAAGCTCTCCAAAGCCTCAACATGGTCCTACAGGCTAACCCACAATTACTCAACATCTTCGCTGACCTCTACGCAGAGAATTTGCCTCTTATTAATACTATTGAAATTAAGAATAGACTCAAGACCATTGTTCCTCCAGAGATTCTTGAAGCAGGTAAGACAGGTGAAATGCCACAACCGGGTCAAGCTAAACCTGATCCAGAACAGCAACGCGCAATGGCCGAAGCACAATATAAGCAACAACAAATCGAGCTCAAGAAGCAAGAGCTTATGATGCAAATGAAAGAAGCCGAAACACGCAATCAAATGGAGCAAATGCGACTAGAACTCGACAAACTAGAAATAGCCGCAAAACTCGAAGAACAAAAACTACGTTACATGGCAGAAATGGATAGAACACATAGCGATAACGCTATCTCTCACGCAGACAATATCACTAAACTTTTAATGAGCAGACATAAAGCAGGGCAGCATGGCAACACACACAAGTAGTATAGACGAGCTTTTATCGACAGAAACCAGCGCAAGCAAACCGATAATCTCAGAGCAAAAAGGACATCATCCAGATAGCCAACATATAGCTGAGCAATCGTACGATATAAGCGTACAGCTGGAAACTTCCCAGCAATCCGGAAATCCCGGACAGCTGGAATCTGATAAACCATCCAGTGACAGTGGACGATTTGATACAAAACCATCCAGTGACACTGGAAGCTTATCATTGGAAAGCGCCCAAGATGAAAACCAATCTGCTACTAATTCCGAAAAATTAGTAGATGAATACGGAAATGATATTCCTCCTCCAAAGACGTACACGGAAGAAGAGCTTAACGAGCGCATCAATCAACGTGTGCGAGATAGACTGGCCCGTCTTGAGAGAAACACTCAACCACAGGTGCAGCCTTCAGTGCAGCAACAGCAACAAGCTCAGAAATCTGGCTTTGAGTATAATGCGGATTCACAGGAAACCTGGCAGCAACACTTAGAGTCTTTTGTAGATCAGGTGGCTGATAGGCGAGAGCAGCGCAAAGCATATGAATATCAGATACAGCAAGAACAAAGAGCGCAAGCAGAGTTTGAAGCGCGCTTCCAATCTGGAATGAACAGGTTTAAGGACTTCCAGGATGTGGTCGCTTCGCAACCGTTGACGGATGACATGGTAAAAGCTACGCGAGGCATGCAAGATCCCGCCGCTTTTTTATATGCTGCTTCCAGGAGAGCTCCTGAAGAATTAGCCAAGATAGCCGCTATGAAAGACCCTTATCATCAAGTTGCAGCGATGGGAAAACTCGAGGAAAAAATGAAAGCAACCAAAGCCACTACCAAAGCTCCTAAGCCATTGAGTAGAACCAATGAAGATATGGTTGTCGAAACAAAGTCCAAACGAGAACCCACTATTGAAGACCTAATAGCTCAGTCTGAAGCTAAAAGAAGAGCTATTATGAATTCCAGGAGAAAATGATGAATCCGCATTATAGTGACGAAGAATTAAAATTTATGGCAGAAACGTTTGTAAAGCCGATAAAACCCATCGCAGCTACGGCGGAATCTATGCGAGAGTGGGGATGCTCCGGTAATATTTTTGGTACATCTTGGAAATTAGAATATATCGCGCCGGACAATGACAATGCAAATTGACGCGCGCGAACCCGTGTTCAAACTTGAAATACATAATATCCATCTCTACAGTAAACAGTTGAGAGATTATCTATTGACGCGCATGTAAAAACGTGTATCATCACAAGTGACGTGTATTAAAGTCTCAAATCCCGTCTTTTGAGCGAATGGTGTGTAACAGTCTACCGCCGGACAAAAGGTAATAGTCGCTGCATCTAGCAGCAGTTGTAATCATTTGTCTTAAAAAGGTAGGCGTTGTTATGGCCAATATGTTTCAAACTACTCAATATATTCTAGATGACGTGTTCGTGCGCTTCTGGAATAGTTTAGCTTTCGCACGTACCGCTAATCGCAATCTCGAAGGCGATTTCAAGAATCTTAAATTCGCAACCGGTCAAACTATCAACTATCGTTTAGAAGAAAGATATCTTGCCGGCGAAGGCGCCACTGCAGTGTCTGAAGCGGTAGTTCAAGTGGTTCGCCCATTAAGTATTACTAAGCAATTCCGTACCATGGTCGAATACTCTGGCTTTGAATTAACCTTCGATAGAACAAGAGATGAGCCATACTTAGAGATGGCCAACGCTCCACGCGCTAAGCGGTTAGCTAATCTTGTGGAAGGATTTATTGCTTCTCAAAACTTCCAATTGCAAACCTATCAAGCAACAGGAACACCAGGCGTACCGGTTGATTTCAATACCATCTTGCAAACCGATGCTTACATGACTGCATTGGGCATTCCGGAAGATGGCAAGCGTTACTGTGCAGTGGGACCCTATACAGCAGCTAGCAT